TCTGTAAGTTCTTCGAACAAAAGTTCGATTGCTGGCATTGCTAGACGGTCTTCATAAATAAGCATGGCAAGGTCTTCGTAGTGCTTCTTGGCAACAGAAACAGTTTCAGTACGAATACCAACAGCCTTCAATTCGTTCTGGATATCAAATGAGTTCCAACGGTCAAAGGACACCATGCCCATATCGAATCCAATGCGACGTAGGTTCTGAATCCACTGCTTGACCTCTGATAGGTTTACAGGACCTTCCTTGCGTGGCTCCCAGTATGCTACAGCATCTACTACTACGATAGGTACAATCTGTTCGTAGTCTTTCATTACCTGGACTGATACCCACTTTTCTACGTGAGCAATAGCAACAGCACACTTGTCATGCTTCTGTGCAAGGTCAGCGTGGACGAAATACTTTTTGTCTGGATCAGGCTTGAATGTCTCGTCAAAGCGTCTGGCTGAGTCAAGTGGGTTGCGTATGGTCATTGCAGCACGAACCTTGTCACGGTCTTTGAAGAAAGCATCCGAGGCAAATGTTGGAACGCAAGCAAAGCGTTGCATAGCATCTCCCATGTCTGTGAAGAATGCTAACTTAAAGTCGTCAATCTTACGAGTAGGATTTACTACCCATGTAGGACGCTTGAGAGCAAACACACCTGGATACTTGTAGTTAAGGATTGTGTCCTCTTCCCACTCAATCTCTAAGCTGTTTCCTTCTGCATCCTCTGGCAGATCTGGATTCAAAATAAATTTGTGTGTCTTTAGGATAACTTCTTTCTCAGCAATAACCTTGTCATACTGTGTTGAAATAAAGTCTCCAGGATAACGAGGGAACGACAGCAGGGCTACCTTTCCTAAGTCTGGGAAACGAGAGTCTACTGAAGCACGGAAGGCTTTGTAGATGTTGTCTGCAGTCTTACCCTGGTCATTACCAGAACCAATCTCCTGTGCGAAACCAGAGATCTCGTCAAGAATCGCTAGGATAAGGTTCAGACCCTCGTGAGACTCACGCTCTGAGTGACCAGAGTAAACAGTAATAGACTTATCAAAGTTAATCTGTTCTGCCTTTGGGTCATACTTACCAGCAAACCAAGGTGATCGTTCGATCTTTGTCTTGAAGCCTTTGAAGAACACGTTCTTAGCCTGTTGAGCGTTAATAGCCACGTTAATAATATCGATAGCGTCACCTGCTGGCTTACCAAAGTAACGAGCTGGGTCCTTTAAACATAATAGTTTATATACAAGGTAGGCACATCCAACAGTTGAGGTGAAGTCCTTACCACTACCCTTGCCAAGTTGCATAATGATTTCATTCTTGGTGTACTTCTTGTAGTGCCTACGACCAGCCTCTTCACCCATAATCTCAATAAGCTCTTCTACACGGTAGATCTGACTCATTGACTCTACAAGGTCATACTGTGCTTCAGACAATTGTGGCTGACCAAGGAAGTCTTCGCCTTCTACAAATGTCTTAGCATCTACTGGAATCTCGTCAAAGTGACTACTCTTCAGTACCTCAAAGAAATCATTGAACATTGACAATGGTAATCGTCTCCTGGTTCTTGGCAATGTCAGAAAGTCGTCTCATAATCTTGTCACGAATCTCTGGATGTTCTGAGGCAATGTCTTGTAGGATGCCCTTGAGGATGTCCTGCTTACGCTCAATCTCAATCATCTCTTCTGCAAGCTCCTTGTTCTCAAGTAGACCTGCCTTCTGTAGCATATCGATACGCTTAGACTCAATGTCTAGTACCAGCTTAATGGCACCATTCTTTGCAGCAAGGTTGGCAACTGTGGTTGCCTCATCCATTACCTCATATGCTTTACTAATTAGTTTGTTGTAGTGTGTGTCAGCAGCTACCAGGGCTTCCTTGGCACGAGCACGGATTGCAGCATTGTCTGCAGCCATAGCCTTCCATTGGTTTAGGTGCGATACAACCTTCTGACGAGGCATAACCAACTCTTTAGAGATTTGGGTAGCGTCTTCACCCTGTAGATATTTTTCTACAACCTTGTTCATTTCGTCAAGGTGTTCGACTGTTAGGTCTTCAAAATTAGACATTCTTCTTCACCACTGCCTTCTTCATTCTACGCTTAGGGATACGCTTTACACGGTCAATAGCGAATGATCGGAATGCTCCAGTCTGCCCTCTGTGTACCTCGTGACAATCTACCCAAGAAGCCCCAGTCTTTGTATTCGTAGTAATACTTACAAACTTAAACTTCATTCCATATTCACCAGACACTTTAATAAGGTCTCCAGTTTCAATTGTAAAATTTCCGTATTCCATTTCATAGACACGGTCAAAGACTACTGGTGGTGGGGTGAGGGTTGTAGCGATTGTTGCTTTACGTCTAGCCATTATCTTCTTGACTTCCTTAATCCAAATTTTGCTAGGTACACGTAGATGGTCTCTACGCTAGTACCGCACTCCTTAGCAATTTGCTCTGGAGTTTTCTTGTCCACATGGTATCTCTTTTTTAACCATGCTTCACTAGTATACAGCTTTAAGCTCATTTTGTCAACCTTTCCCAGTTATTGATTGCGTAGTGACCAATACCAATTGCATCTGCTACGTCGTTATCATTAACTACCTTATCATACTGTACCTCAATAAAGTGGATGGTCTTTTGCTTTCTCTGCTCTCTGATCTGGGACTTAATCCAAGAATCTGATCTTCCAGGGTTTGCATTTTTAAAATCTGCTATTTCCTGCTTACTTGGCTTTTTATTACCAATAAAGTTTTGCCAGGTGATTGGTGCTACGGAACGGATTCTGCGTACCCCAGCAGCCCCCAGGATGGCTCCCTGGACCAGTGCAAGGTCTGCAGCAGTCTTTGGGCTATTCATAAAGACAGTGTGCTCTATGACGATTGCATCGATGCTGGTAGCATAGTGTTCAAAGAATGCCTTTATCTTAGCTCCTGCGTCAACGACCTTGTCATATGTTACAGAGCCAACAAAATTAATCTTCCCAAACTTATCAAGCTTGTTGTCAGAGAATATGGCAAATGCCAGGCTGTTCGTACTAGCATCAATAGACATGATGGTTTTTGGAACGTCAACAAGATTACTTATCTTCATTCATTAACCCCTTCATTTCTTTTAATGCTTTTGATACGTCTGTAGGATTTGATACACACATAAAGCATGTTTGGCTATCGTTGTATGCTGAAAGGAGACTGCCACAAGACTTGCATGTCCTCTTTTTCTCAAAACGCTTTTTAACCTGTTTCAAGAAATAGTTGTGCATAATCTTTTCTTTTGTGGCAGCCTCCCTACATTCGGCTGAACAATAGATTTGATAACTTATCTTTGTTTGAAAAGAATGGTCACACCATTCACAGTGTTTGCTTATCATCTAACGGCTCCAGAGAATTGATTTTAATCTCTCCAAGCCCAGCATTATCGCAAGCTTCCCTAATCGGACAAGTCTTACAGATCTTTGAGTTGCTACGATAGTTCTTGGTAGGAAGCTTCTTGTCTTCCCATGCCCTGCGAACTTCTCGCATCCACTCAAATGCGTTCTCTACCCACTGATACATGTACTCATTTAGTTCAATTGGGAACACCAACAGTTCGTGAGTGTTCTTGTTTTCATAAATTAGCACAGCTTTATTTTTGTTGAGAATCTTCATGTAGATAAGCAACTGAACTAGGTGTCCAGTCTTTGGCTTACCTGCCATCTTACGATACTCAAATGCCTCGTTTGGCATTGTCTTAATTTCTCCAAGAAGTTCTTTCTCTTCCCAATTAAGCATAACGTCACCAAATCCAAAGATAGGTGGATCGTTATAAGTTACTTTAAACTCAGAGTCAACAAGAAGACCTGGGACATTGCCCATGGCTTCCTGGATACGTTCGTGAGACTTTGTTCCTGCAGTCATATTTGCAGCACCATAAGCATCTGCATTGTCAGTAAATTCTGCACCAGTAAAGGCTAGATACCAATAGCGTGGGCACTCTCCATGAGAGAATGCAATTGTGCTAGGAGCAAATGTTTTCTTTGTTGTGAACTTTGTTACACGGTTTACTGTGTACCCCGAATTAATTTTTTCAATCAATGCCTCCCTGTCAAGGAATGAAGGTTTGCTGTTAGGATGTTCCTCAACCTTCTTTAGCATTACTTGTTGCAATAGGTTTTTAGCCATGATGATACTTAGCGAGTGATGTATTTAAGAGCTGATACTAAGTTGTTAATTGACTCAGCAGCAGTGTAATAAATATTCTTCTTCGCTCTATCTCCTTTTTCTACGTTAGTTAGCCATGTGGCTTTGAAAGACATCTTCGCAGCAATTGC